CGACTAACATCGAACTAATCTGAAAATCGTCAACTTCTTAGTTACAAAAATTTCGCACTAACCAGAGCTTGCAAGAGCAAGTCTGGGGAATGTTACAAAAAATAACCTTAAAGCAATCCTTTCGGATAGCGTCTTTCAGACTAGCTCGGAGCTCGAACTCATATAAAATATGAGACACGACATCGACCATCGTGTTTTATGTATTGTTTTAAAGGTACAATAAAACCTTGGCCAGCTTACACAGCGGCTGGTATACTATCATAATAATAGATAGCAGGTATATTCAAGAAGAATATTAAATTGAAATCTGTTCCAACAGAACAATAAATATCTACGTTGAGAAATTTTACATTTTGACCTGCCCTACTCCTTGAAATAGTTGTTACAGACATTGAATCTGTGTTAGATTCATCTGCAGCTTGTCCCAAACTGCGAGAATTTGTATCGTTACTCATGAATTTGAATCTACTATACATAGGGACGGATGCATTTACAGCAGACATAGTGGATTGATTAGTTAAACTCAATCCAGTTAGACCAATAGATTGATTGTCAGTATCGCAAAATCTACGACGCAAATCAGTAACATGGGTTACTGGAAGATCTAAATTAACAACTGTGTAATTTGTAGCATCATGTAGATCTCTTGTACGGGCAACTGTAACAGAACCTACATCTTGTAGATCGGTAGCATTAACATAGTAATGGTAAGCACCACGAGAACCTACAAAACATGTGGAAAACCATGTAGCATATGTCCAATTGACCCAATTGTAGGGTTCCGAAACTGCTGATGTTAATCCGACAGCCGTCTCAAAACCATCTGTATCAAAACCAGGATATTGGGGTTGTCTAGGTAATACACTTCTCATTGTCATGATGAACTCAGTTGATGTATTCTCGCCAGGACAAATCCTTTTGTATGCTGCGGATCTTCGCATTAATTGTCTTAATGATGATACGTGTTCACCCATATAAATGAGGTTTATATTGTCATCTGCTACTGAAGGTTTGACACCCAATTCATACCTGGAATTACCTTCATCATAAGAATCGGCTTGAATGGCATAGGGACTGAATCTAGATGAAATTTCTGTTGGACAAGAAAACTCTAAATTATCAGCACCTCTAACAAAAGTAAGCATTTGAATATCAGCCGATGTTACAGGACTCGATTGTTGGTTCAAAACTCTAACTGTGATAATACCATTGTATACTGAACCTAATCCAGATATAGAAGTACTAGCTTGAGCAACTTCTGTACCAACGAATGTTGATGTTCTTAAATAACTCGTCGGTTGTGTATATGGTACAACAAATTCAACATCATTTTCTTCAGTTATATCAACAATGCGTGTGTAGGATTCCGTGGTGTAATCACCGGACGTTCCCATATTACCAAATGGACTCCAATTAATTCGCACTCTTCCCCTATGGTATTTGGAACATATAAACTTAAATCGAAAGATGATATCTCCTCTCCAATATTGGAAACATTGAGCTACGTGATTCATAGGTGTACTCCAGACAATTGATCCATTAGTTACGCTTTCAGTATCCATCATCGTAGGAGTAACTTTAGCAAATAGTAGACTTGTGTTTGCCGCGTCAGAAGCAGACCACACAGAATTGTAGATGTAAGATTCTCTTGAGACAAAAGATGATATTACCATTTCATCATCGACATTTACCCCAGCTATTTTAGCATCAATAGACAATTCATTCTTAGCATCAAGTGTTAGCTTTTCAACAGGAATTCCTATGTCTGTTGCTGCCATATTTGGAAATGGTTTTGGAGCAAATGCGTGTACATCATCGATTACAGGAACATCTGTATAACCAAAGAGAGCTGCAATATCAGCCACAGCTCCAGCTGCATAAGAAGTGGCAGTAGCAAATTCACCAATAATGGGAATTGATGATAACCTGCCTGCTGCTCTAGCAATAGCGGAAGCAGGTCTGGATATACTTCCTTCATGAGAATATTCATCTTTCTTCTTGGAAGAAGAAGCTTGTACTGCAAGTGAAGGTGTAGGTCCAGCGACTTCAATATCTTCAGCCCATGCATAGACAGTTATTGAAATATTATCAGAAACTACACCATTAGCATTTGCCAAAGGATTGAAGCTATTCATGGCTATATTACCCATGCTCGTCAAGTCACTTGCAGAAGTAGCATTGATCCAATTTTTATGGTATAAGAATGGTAGTACCATCTCACCACCTTGACAATTCTGAGGATACAAATAAATGTGAGGCCTCTGCGAATAGGAAATATTTTCTTTTCTTGTCGTAGCGGATATGATAACTGGAGCAGGATTGAACAATGGTAAAGGTTGGTAAGCAACCATAACACAACCATAAAAGAATGGTGAAGCATTAATTACAAATTTTAGATGTAAATTACATCTAACCATGTAATAGTTATCCAATTTCTTCTTAATAGAAGTTTTATTGAAAAATAGATGCCATGGATCAAAATTGGTTGTAGCAGCATCGATGGTATTACCGATACCCCAGAGTTTCTCGTATATCTGTACTGGTCTATTTAGAAATTTACCAAGTTCTATATTTTGGGAACTATCAACTTTAACATGATTCATAGGATGAGGAATCTCACTAATAACATTATTGCTGGCATCAGAGAAACCAACATTTTGTTCAATGAAATCATCTTGAGCTTTAGTGGCATCAGTGTCAACGCCACTATCAGCTTGAACTCTCAAGAAACAGTTTGATAAAAATTTATCAGGATAGTCAGTAAGGCTGACAAGGCCTGTAGAGTTTTCACATGAGACTCTACAAAATCTCGACATATAATTAGTACTTTGTACATTTGTTTTTTGATTTTGTATTTTGACATTCAACATAAATTTATAGACAAACTGTCCTGCAACTTTACCATGATACATAGGCTTACAGTCATAAGCCTCACACATCACTCTCCCACTACGTGTTTGTGAGAACGTTAATAAGTGATGCTTCCTTGCAGACACAAGCGCTTCGCTTGTGAGTTTGGTGTTTTACAATACTACATAAAAAGGACAATATTTTACGTATTTATACAGACGTGAAACAGATAAAAAGTCTGTTGTTCTAATATGTACTTAAAGGAAAGTACACATCAAAAGAATCGCAATGTTTAGAGCTCTTCTTAAAATTCTCACACAATTCCTCGAACGTAGGAAATGTGCTGTCCTCGATCCAAATATCCCATTTGAGATCTTTCACGAGTTTCCTTAACATGATAAGTTTATCATTATAAGTTTCCCTTCCATAGAAAAAGTATTCTCTCAATGCTGTAGAGATCACAGAAATGCCTTGCGCCTCTTCTGTAACTGATTTGGACCTATTCCAAACCATCAACATTTTCTCTATAGAATCATGATCTAATGGTGCCACCATGCACCCTAGATCATCATCTTTTCTCCATGTTCGCTTCAAAAAAGAAGCATTATTAATATGAATAAAAGGTACACTATCCGCTTCTTTATCTGCCATTGTATATATTATATCTAATTCGGCGAATTTCTCAGCAATAGCTGTGTGATTGAACCAGGATGCCCGATCACTAACCGACATGATATTATCATCACCATATGTCATTAAACTGACATTTTCTTTGAAATCTTCTAATTTTCCTTCAGGATGTAATATAGCATAGACATATCTCATTCTGATACAATTCACTAAACCATTCAAAATAACCGTGAGTGGATTTCCTGATGGGTTTGAACCAAATAACTGAATCAAATCGCCATTAAATTCAACAAGAGCAAAAGCGGTATCCTCCGCAATACGACGAACAATTTGTATATCTTCTTCAGTGTAATTACCAGACATTTTTAAAAAATATATAATAATATCGAAAGCTAACAGAATTTCTTTAGGACTCATTTTCTTATCAAAAGCTTTATAATCTCCTGCAACAATGTTACCCTCACCATGTTTAGTAATATAATCAAACATCTCCTGCCACTCAATAGATTGTGCAATTGTACCAGGCGCTGATTCAAATGCCAATCTCTCATTCTGAACCAATCGTGTAAATGATAACATATATTTTCTCACGACTATTGTCCAATCAAAAGGAGCTCCTGTGAAAACACGTGTTTTACCTATTTTAGATTTAGCATGAGTCACTGGTTCATCTTTCAAATGAGCACAGAAATTAGGGTGAGCTTGTTCATTTCTTTTATAACGTAAAATTATATCATCAACTCTATCCATGATTTCATCATCAACTTCAACTGGATCAAGCATGCCATGCATAGGAGGGATTGTTTTCATAAAGAATTTCTTGCTCATTTTCCATGGGTTACCAGACTAGTATTTCGATTTATCTTATCAATATAAGCAACCTGTGCACCATTGATAGCAGTAAAATCGTCCAGAGGGTGAAGCATATCTCTAATCTTGGATTCATCCACTGACGATAAAACGTCGGCAATATATCCTGCAGCACATTGTTCTAAAAGACCAGTATCTAATGTAGTTATAGGTTTAACTAGATCTTTCGCAGCAATATGCCAGGGCACCCAGGATCTCATTTCTGGTTTACCGTAATTTGTTTTATAATCTTTATCCTTCAAAAAAGAATTCATTGGAGTTGTTGTAACCGAAGACTTACTCTTACCTCTAAAATCCTGGAATGAGCCATAAACGTGAGCATTACCTTCTGGTAAATACCGAAATACCGATTTTTTATGTAAATCACCAACAGCTCTAGTCTGAGACTTGCTAGATATATTTGAAAAATCACCAGATGACACATTGAAATGACACAAACTATTATAGATTGCTTCAATAAAATTTCCATCAATATTTGTAGCATAAACCTCACCAGGATTCATTTCATTGGCTAAAAAATGTATTCCGACAATTGAATAGCCATAACCACATGTGATTATAAGAGGTGAACCACAATCACCATCAATAGTAATATTATCAGCCATACCTCCCCAAAGATTATTTTTAGAATCAATCTCATAGAGGGTATTTTTAACTACTGTCTCTGGTCGTAATTTTATCTTCTTAACAGGGTTCAATAGGAATTTCCCATCTTTGGTACGTGTGGCATAAAAACCATTGAAAATACCATTTGAAGATCCACGCTGAAAGTATTTAGTTATTCTCTTTTTAGGCGGTAAACACCTTAGAGTCAAAAAAGCAATATCTTTTTCAGGTATACGATGAACATCAGCTTCACTAATATTAAATGTCATATTTGCACCAACACCAAGTGAATGGTTAAATCTAATCCGTAGAGTACCACCTTCTGATAAATCTGGTATAACATGATTATTAGCAAGATAAATATGACCACCTAAGGCTAACAATCTGCCACCACGATACTTTTGTGTCTTAAAACTAAATATACGTGAACAACATACATTATCACCTATTTTGGTACAAAACTCTGTAAATTCCATACCTTTTGATGAAGAACTTTCTCGAGAAAAATTCGCTGGTGACAAATCAAATGAATTGTTGTACCACACATTTTCTCTACCATTTAATTCTTCAACTGGTCGTGAACCGACTTCACTTGAAACATCACCTTGTGGCACTAATTGAGTATAAGTTTTGTATGATGTTAAGATAAGAGTTATCATGGAAACTAAAGGAATAAACATTCTAGGTTGCTTTAGGGCATCCCGCATACTATTACCAATGCGGATCCAACTATCTCTATTGTTTATTTCCTTAATTAGATCATTGGATTTAATCTGAAATAAATTGATATTCTTATCCATCACAGTGTAAAATTGATAACACAACAAAGCTCTACGATAGAGTACAGTCGATTGCACTTTATGTATAATGTAACTTACTAATCTTAAATAAAGATAAAATGTAAATACAAAATAACATGTAGCATGCGCAGCTTCTATAAGACCTTGAGGCCTTAGTGGACATAAATTGTCAGGTAAGTTACAGCATAAGCACAATTCTGTTTCTTGCATCAACTTAACACACTGTTGAACTCTCTTTTGATCCTCATTGAATTTTTTAATAGCACCATCAAACCAGATAAGTAACTCAGTAATATTGATACCATCTTTGACTATTTCTATAGTAGCATAATGTTTACCTTGCGATATAGGAACTGGTCTAACTATCTCAACTTTAAAAGTCCATAAATCTGGATAAGCGCTATCAGTTGGTACTTTTGATGAATTCAACATACCACGTTCATCCTTATACTCTTCTCTCACTGTGGGGGTGATAATAAAAGGAAAACGTCTTTGTATTGCCGAGGGACAAGAAAAGTAATGGTACGCATTAAGATTTTTGACATTTGTTGTAGCTACAACCAATTTACCTCTAAATGGTGTCGTACCTTTCATTTCCAGGGATGCTTGATCCGGACAGTATGCTTGATTGTTCATAACTTGTATAACTACATTGAGGGATTTGGGATCACCTAAAGAGGGATCTTCATTAGCAACATCATCAAGAATTACTGTGTGTTGGGATGTTACAAAACCATCCCAATATTTAGCAGCAGGATTTACTGTATATCTGAATTCTTCTCCAGAAGGTAAATTCTCATGTTTAGCAAAGTATGTACAAAGCATACTTGTGATAGTTGTTTTACCTATACCTGAATCACCAAAAATTAGTAATCCAACGGGAGCTTCTCTATTACTTCTTGCAGCAGATTTTGTATTCAAATCGTCACGTATCATGAGCATGTCATTAAGAGTGATTTTAATCACCTTGATATCAGTTTTATCTAATCGAAACGAATGCTTTTCAATATTTGTCAATTTTTCAATAACAACATCTAGTCTACCACGAAAATCGGATTCCGTAAATCCATTAGCTTCAGGATTACATAATTGCTCCCTTTGACGTTGTAGTTCTCTACAATCATCATATAGATTTTTATATGTTCCACCTGAATGGAACAAACAACCAATATCTCCAGTTAAATAAACTTGATATCCACGCTCTAGAACAAAGAGGAGAGTGTCACAAATAACATAAATAAAATCAGTTTTCTTGTAAAGTTTCTTCTTCATTGCAATTTCTTCTAATTTAGTGAATCCAAATTTATCAAAGGTAATACCAAATTTATCAAATACTGACATGCTCAAAAGAAACATACAACACTTGTATAATTTAACAACTATAGGGCTTTCATTAATATTCTTATATGAATTGAGAAAACCACGAGATGTTTCGAAAAAATCTGCTTGAGGGACAAGTCCATCAAATAAGTTTTTAATATATGGGGCGACACGATCAAAAAATATCTTTGCGGACGATTCATTATAACGACACTTAAGAAAAACTCTTACAGCTTGGTAGATAGTTTGATATCTGTTCCAACCTTCAATATTTTGAGTTGCCATTTGTATAAATGTAATTATATCATCAAATAATTTGGGAATATAGTCAGCTCCCAAAGATTTTAATTGTTCAGCTAAATGTTTATCTAATCTAGGTAAAAAATACTTAGAAAAGAATTGATTAGAGTAAGATTCTTCTTCTTCAGCTTGCACTTTCAATGCTTGTGGAGAGTCAAAATTACCATACATACATGAAGATACATCAGAAAAATTTCCATAAAAATCATCATCTGAACGCAAATTTTTATACTTGAAGATAGACTCTTCAACATTTACTTTATAGATTTTCTTACGATTAACTCTACGAGAGTTTTGAACATATAAATTACATTTAATTTTTATTTGTTTTTTATTTTTTTTATGATATATAGTTACAGAATCACTGAAATGATTGGTACAGCGACGTTCACGCATATAATATGCTTTACGTGAAAAATCATAACATGGATAATCGGACGGTTTCTCTTCAAGAATGTCTCCAGAATTCTGAAGAAAAACATTCTCAAAAGAATTGAGAAATAATCAACATCATCATCTTCGTCACAAAAAATGCGTTGAATAGATTTTTGTAAATTACGTATGGGTGACATTGGTCCATCACTCTCATAGAAGCATTCGCTTCCATTGGTATTGATAGTGAATGAAATGTTTTGTGGGGCTTCCACTTCGTTTGCCAGGCGCTCTGGACATTGTAAAATTGTTTTTTTTTGTTCTGGGTTATATTTTACCATAAGTAAAGAGAACAAACTATCAACAGCTTAACTGACTTATAGTCATAAGTCAAATTCATTCATTTAATGAGACTTGTATAGTCTCATTATTAATAATATTGAATAGCCTTGTATAAATTGTAGGTAATTTTCCTAATCAGAAAATATGATATTTATTGTAAAGTTTATACATAAACATCATTTCATCATCGGGATCTTCTACATTCTATAGGATCTATTTCGAATTATCTAGAATCGAATCGCTGAAACACAAGTGCTACACTTGTGAGTTTGACGTTTTCTATATCAAGATTGATAGTAGGACGATAACTATCAATTTTATCGTGATTAGAAACGAATAAAACATATTCACTTATGAAAATGTAATATGTAATATGTAATATAAATTTTTATTTTGTTTTTATTGTTTTTGTAAATATAGCTAAATGTGATTCTAGGTATCACAGTCAGTAGAAAAGCCTCCAAATATAAGGAGACTGAAATATAGCTAAGAGGTTAGTAAATACAGTTCACTAACATTAGTAGAGACGACAAATAATAAGGGGGTTTTCAAGAATGTGATGTAGAAACGAACTTTAGTACTTGAATACTAAAACGGACGTTATCAAGAAAGAATAGATAATATTAAATTGAAATATTGAGATCAATGGAAAGGGACAAAATATAGACAATAGGTGTAGAAACCTAATGTAATATAATGTTAGGCCTTACAAAGTCTGATATTTTGAATAAAATACATCTTCTTTCTGACAACAAACTGGAGGGATACGCGGGTAGCGTAT